CTCAATTTAGCCTCTTTACTTTTTTATGATGATGCCCAAAGTATTTATTATTAAAATGAAATTTAACAATAAAATCCTCAGGTGGTCACCACTCAAAGAAAGTGCAAGATTGCTTACACTAAGCCCAAGAGGGGACCCCAAAAGGCAGAGACAACATTTTTTAGTGTTACCTCTGCTTTTAAGGATCTGATAATGTCAGGTGGAATGGTTTCTCTTGGTAATTCTTTCGAATTGCCAGTACTCTTCCGTAGGTTGGGTTGAAGACTTATGTCTGCTTCCTTTCCTGCAAAAAGAGTAAAGTTCACCAGCCGACTTCGAGTAATGGGTAACTTCGTACAGCACCTCCTGTCTTTGAAAAGAAGACATGGGGCAAAGTACGTTGTTCTTTATCTCAAAGCTTCCCAACTTGCAGTGCAAAAATATATAGCAGGTACACCTGTTAGTTCTTTAAAAGAGCTAATGGGTGATATGCCCTGCCGACGATTAGACTCGCGGGGTCTGCCCATGGTTATACCATATGCAGATCGTAAGTTAATCGCAGCAGGTAGTGCTTCAGTAACTCGGTGCTGGTTGACCTTGTTCTCTGTTTACAGAGTCATAAGGATCCCCGGTACTTTGAAACTCAGTACTATTACGGATAAACTGTCTGTTCCTGATATTAATCTGGTAATCATAGGATCACAACTAGCTGATTTGGCTAAATTGTTCTCTTATAAGTTCCCGGAGATAGATCAGGAAGATTCAGAGCTGTTATTTATAGAAAAAGCCTCCCCTTCTCATAAGACCAGTTGGATTGGAATGTTCTGAGATGCTAACCTTCTTAGGAAGGCTGGCCTCTTAGACACTCTTTTCTTTTTGATCAAAGAGATGGGCCTTTTTAGGCTACAGGGTCAGTTAGAGAATGCTTTGTCTCTATATGACTCAGTAGTTAAAGCTGGTATATGTAAGAATCTAGATGGTCCTTTTTCCTCTTTTGTTAAGAGTAAAGATGATCTTCTTAGTCCTCTCATAGGCCAGTTATCTATCAAGGAAGAGGCTGCAGGGAAAGTTAGGGTCTTTGCTTTGGTAGACATATGGACTCAGTCCGTCTGTAAACCAATTCATGACGCTCTCTTTTCCTTTCTTAAAACACTACCAAATGATGCAACCTTTGATCAGACTCTTGCTGTACAACGTTGTACAGAGAAATCTAATCAAGGGCATGGATCGTTTGGTTATGATTTAAGTGCTGCAACCGATCGTCTTCCAATTTCAATCCAAATTCAGATACTTGGTGCCTTTTTAGGGCTCCCAGTAGCTAAAGCTTGGGCTAAATTGTTAGTTGATCGTGATTATGTCCTTAATTCCAAGGAATATGGTACTCACTCTGTGAGATACTCTGTAGGTCAGCCTATGGGGGCTCTTTCAAGCTGAGCCATGTTGGCTGTGACTCATCATCTGATAGTCCAATTGGCATTCCGGAAGTCTTCGTTATTCAAGCTACTAGCTGGACCTATTGGTCCATCTGGGAAACTTGTTCAACCAAACCCCTGGTATACTAATTATGAACTACTCGGTGATGATATAGTCATTTTCGATAAGGAAGTCGCCCAATACTATCTGTCTCTTATGGAGATGTTAGGAGTGGGTATCAACCTTTCGAAATCTGTCATTTCAACACCAGAAGCCAAG